TGTACTCAGGTCTGTTCTTTCTAAAGAAAGCATCGCTTTTTCCTGTCATGCGAGCTTTAGCTTTTTTGTAACGAGCTGCTGATTTTTCTCTTTGAGCTCTAGTAGCTGCAACTTCGGAGGCGGATTTTCTTTCTGCTGCGGATGCTCTTCTTTCTGCGGAAGCTTGAGCTCTTTGAGTTACTTTTATGTTTTTCTGTCTTGCTTTGTCTGATTCAGCTTTAGCTTGAGTGGCTTCTTTTCTAGCCTCTTTTGCTGATGCTTCGGCTTGACCAACTCTTTGAGCCGCTCTGCCTACAACACCTGCAGTAGCTTTTTTAACATCCCTGGCTTTAAGAGGTCTTAGCTCTTTTTTGGCTTGCATCTTTGCGGCAGGAGTTCCTTGCTGTCTTTCTTTAGTTCTATTTGCAACTATCTGGCGCTGTTCGGCATCAGATTTTCCTCGTTGCTCAGCCTCTCTCTTAGCACTTTCTGCGCGTTGGAATTTTCCTTGAGGAGTGTCAGCTGGCTTTAGTCTAGTTTCATCTAAAATATTCTCTACGAAGAGCTCAAAATTTCCATCAAGGTGTGTTTTTAATGATTCCATGCTAGTTTTCTCTGTGGGTTCAATAGCTTTACTCATTTCTGCGGCTTTTTTAGGGTCTTTTTTGAGCTGTTTAGTAATAAGCTTCTCTCTCTTCGCTTTTTGGGCTTGTTGCTGCTCTGCAGGAGTTTTGGTAAGTCCGACAGTGTCGGTCGTGGCTTTTCTTGCAGCAGCACCGACATCTCCAGCAGCGCCAACACCCTTAGCCCCGGCTTTTCCTGCGGACTTAATTATGGCTCCCGCCATACCAAGAGGTATTGTAATAGGAGCGGCAAGAACTTTTGCAACAATCTCATCGATTATTTGTTCGGAGGGACTATTATTACGTGACATATAGATTATTTAGGGTACATATAATAGTATGCAAAGAGAAAAAATTCTTGGTGTTTTTGGGGAAGAGACCTTCCCTAAGCTAGGAAAAGGATATTCTACGAAAAAAAGAGGTATTGCTCTAAAAAAAATAATGCATTTGCTAGAGCATCTTAAAGCGAACCTGATTTATATGATTCCCACAGAGGGAGTATGCCATGAAATGCTTGCCATTTTAAATATGATAGAGGTTCCGTACATTCTTGTTGTTCCTCATAAAGATTTTATGCACGTCGCAGACCCAAAATACAAAGCGATGATACATCAAGCCTGTATGGACGCTAAAAATGTGATAGTGATGAACGAATCCGACGAAATATCCCAAAAAAATACCCTAATGGATGAAGCCATCAGGTTTATAGATGATAACAGCAGTAAAATATTAAGCATACAAGCCAATACCAGTAAAAAATCAAATCTGCTATCCCAGGTGGACGCTATTTGTAGCGTGACACCTGAGGATAGACATATTCAATTTTTTTACGAGGAGTAGTTAGGGTATCGCTGCAGGTAAGTGGTCAGAGAATCGTTGCGTAAAAGCTTCTCTGTTCTCTTTCCATGAGTCCTGTTGGATTCCCATACCGTGGGATTTATGAAGAATACTGATGGGAACAACTCTATTATCAAGACCCTTCTTAAAAGCTTTGAACGTATACAAGATATCATAAAAATCCCAATTTCCTTTTAAGTACGGAGGCTTACTTAGACCAATTGAAAACAAAGTACTTCCTTTTGCTGCGAGGAAAACTCCATCCATAACTACTGCTCTGCCAAAACCACCGTAATAAGTTGGAGACATGTTATGAATGCTGTCCCCGTGGTATACGCACCCGTGTAGTGGGTTCATAGGGCTAACAGGAGCACCATGGTTTAAGCCTTCCCACCAAACACCACTTCTTTGAAGGAGTTGTGTTCCTGCCACTCCGACAAATCCTGCTTTTTCTAGTGAAAGATTTGCTTCTAAAATTTCATTAAATACACTATGATTAGAAAGGATTTGAATATCATCATGGCACATAACGACGATATCGTCTTTTTTAACGTCATGCTCCGATAATGCGTTAGCATACGCTTCAAAAATACTTTTTTTGTTGACGAGGAGATGAACTTCAAAACCTGCTTCTTTTAAAAAAGAGCAAATTTCGTATTCTTTCTCCTCACGAGTTGGAATAAAAGCTAGTTTCTTCATATCTAAATACTATTAATGGACCGTGACGAATTAATTAAGGAATATCATGCCTGTAAGGAGGACCCCGTGTATTTCATTAAGAAGTACGTGAACATTGTCCACCCTATTAAAGGTATAATTCCCTTTGAATTGTACAGATTTCAGGAAAGAATTGTAAATGAGATAGATTCCCACAGGTTCAGCATAATTAAAAAATTCAGACAGGCTGGTGTTACTACCATCATGTGTGCGTATTCTTTGTGGTTAGCGATATTTAAAGACAATAAGAACATCCTAGTGGTGTCTATCGGTGACCGAGAATCAAAAGCGTTCCTGGCAAGGGTCACTGCAATGTATGAAGACCTTCCCGCCTTCTTAAAGCCCGAAACTCCAGAGAAAAACAAAAGCACGATTGTGTTCTCAACGGGAAGTAAGATTAAATCTCAGCCTGCTGGAGCTGGTAGAGGTGAATCTACCTCGCTGCTGATTGTTGACGAGGCGGCATTCGTAGATAACATGGAGCAATTCTGGGCTGCTGTGTATCCTACCATTTCAACTGGTGGCGCGGCGGTACTACTATCCACAGTAAATGGAACTTCTAACCTATACTACAAGTTGTATACAGAGGCGGTAGCGAAAACTAATAATTTTCACGCAATCGATATCTTTTGGAGAGAACACCCTGAATACACTGATGAGTGGGCTGAGGAGATAAGACCTAATATTGGTGAACGAATGTGGCTGCAAGAGTATGAATGCGAGTTCTTGGGTACAGGCGATACCTTTCTTAACCGTAGCACACTACAAAAAATACTTGCAGGCACCAACCCACACTATTATTCTAAGTATACTCACATGATGAGGGTGTGGAAAGACCCAGTACCCTTCCACCAGTATGTTCTTTGCGCAGACGCGTCTTATGGAACGAACAAAGATAACTCGGCATTCCATATTATAAACCTATACAATGGGGAACAAGTAGCTGAGTTTTACTCAAACAAGATATCTTTGAGAGATTTTGCAAAAGTTATCTACAAAGAAGCTAATTTATATAATTTGGCGTATGTTGTAGTAGAAAGAAACGGGTTAGGTCTCGCTCTGATTGAAGATTTATTCAATGAACTAGAGTATGAGAACATGTGGGAAGACGATAAAGGCGACTTAGGGCTTTTAATAACTGTAAAAAACAGAGACATTGTTCTTAACCGAATGGAAAACGCGGTAAGAACATCCGAAATTAGAATAAACTCAGAAAGAACAGTTAACGAACTTACGAGTTTTATTATAACCGAAAACGGCAAGGTGCAAGCCGACAAGGGAAGGAACGATGACCTAGTGATGAGCTTAGCTTTAGGATGCTTTGCCTCCGAAAAAATCATAGAAAAAAGCCCTGTACCCATCAGCAAGGGTATTTCCGAAAAGAAGCAACCGGATTATTATGGCTCAATGGCTAAATATGATAAGAAAGGTGCTGAAACGCTGAAGGATTATTTATCATGGATTCTGAAATAAAAAATAACGAAAACGAAATACTAGAGGAAAGCTTGACTGAATTCCCTGAACCAGTAGGATATGGCAACGACACTTCCCTGTTTTCAGGTAAATTCTTTTCTTTCTTTAAATCTGTATTTGGAACTAAAAAACAAAGTGGTCCGGGTAGACCGCCACGAAAAGCAACTACTGCTTTAGAGGGAGATTCTCTAACTCCTCTTGGAGGAGATGTATTTGATAGTGCTGGTGTCGGAGGTATTAGTGTATCTAAAGGCTTCGCTAGGCTTCCGGCTATAGAAAACCAAAGAACTAGAAGATATAAGAAGTTTGAGTTTATGGACGAGTACCCTGAGATTGGTGCAGCGTTTGATATTTACGCTGACGATAGCACTCAGGAGGATATTAAAGGAAACTCCTTTGTTATTAAGACCACCGATAAGCTGATACGGGAGGAGATTGAGAAGTTTGTAAAAAATACTAAGCTAGACTACTTCATGTGGGACATCGTAAGAAATACAGTTAAGTATGGAGATTGTTTCGTAGAGAACATCGTGGACTTAAACAACACTGCTGCCGGTATTCAGCGCCTTAAAATACTAAACCCGAACTTCATATACCGCGTTGAAGACCAATATGGGTACCTGCAAAACTTCTTACAAGAGATTCCTGAAAAAGGACAATCTATGTACGCAGGTCAAACCAACCCAATGAGTAAAAAGAACACTATCGTTCTAGATAAAAACCAAGTAGTTCACTTTAGAAGAAGGACTGCCGACCCTAATTACTATCCTTATGGGAAAGGGGTCGCCGCAATGGGTGTTCGTGCGTGGGAATCCCTACGCCTAATGGAAGACTCCATGATTATCTACCGCGTGCAGAGAGCTCCAGAAAGAAGGGCGTTCTATATTGAGACAGGCAACATGCCTGCTACTAAGGTAGAAACGTTCATGGAGCGAGTAAAAGATAAGTTTAAGAAAGAAAAATTCTTTAACCCTGGCAAAGGTATAGATGAGAGGTATAACCCGCTAGCCTCAGACGAGGACTTCTTTATTCCAATGCGTAATGGGCAAGGCACAAAAATCGATACCTTACCCGGAGCCCAGAATCTAGGCGAAGTTGATGATGTTAAGTACTTCAGAGACAAGCTTTTAGCCGCCATGAAGATTCCTAAGGACTTTATCGTTGAAAAAGATAAGTCCCCAGAGAGAAAAGCTAACCTTAGCCAGTTGGATGTTAAGTTTGCTAAAGCGGTACATCGGGTTCAAAAAGATGTTGAGCTCGGTATCGGCACTCTCGTAAGAAGACACTTAATGCTCAAGGGCTTTGAGAAGAAGTTCTTGAAGGATGTTGAGGTCACTCTGTGTCCTCCATCCGATATGCATGAAAAACGCCGCTTAGAAATCGATGAACAAAAAATCAGAATCGTACAAGGCGTTCAAGGGCTGATGTTATTTGATAAAGAATACCTATATAAAACCTACTTTGGCATGACCGAAGAGGAAATTAGTGATATGAAAGACAGGGTTTCTGAAGAAGCTGAAAAAGATGCTGCATTAGCCCAACAAGGAGCTCCTATGGCAGGAGGTCCAGTACCAGCACCCGCAGGTGGAGAGGTTCCACCGCAAGGTGAATCTATGGGAGGGGACGTGCTAGACGACTTCTCCGATTCCAGGGAAGCAACTGGAGCGACTAAAACTTAGAGGTTTAGTAAAAAAGACCCTTTGAAGGGCAATATATAATATAAAGGAAAACACCACATGGAATTTAACAACTTATTTGAAGAACGCAATCTTACTTTTGTTCGCATTAGTGAGGCAGCTGACTACTTAGGCACTTGCATTAGAGAAAACGTCGTCGTTTTTGATGTTGCTGCTGCCAAGAACAGAGCAACTTTTCTAACTGAGTCGGGGTATCTGGTCGGAGCCACTTACGATTTTAGTAACGGCAATACTAAACTATCAGATTTTGAAGTAGAAAGCGCAGACAGTATCGTCTCCGACGAAAAGGTAGACGAGTTTGTTGCTGAGAACGTTAGCGAGCTAGTTCGGTCTTTGCATAAAAATACCTACGAAGGTGCCGAAAATTCATTCGGTAAAATCCTAGCGGCGTTTTCCTACAGAAATCAAATAAATGAAGTCCGAAGCGAGCTTTACAAGAAGATGAGCCGCTTTGACCACAAGACAACTGTAAGAGATACTGTAGAGTATCACAAGCTACAGGAAATGAAGACTCAGATTAAGGAGTTTATTGCTGAGAACAGAGATACCATATTTGAATGTAACGACATTGTTAACGGTCTTAAACTAACAAAAGCTCTCTCTACCGCTTTTGACGCACCTAATTTAAAATTAGCTGAGATTATAAACGTAGGCTCTATTGATGTAAGCAAAAATCTAAAGCATTCTCTTTACGAGACCATCTGCAGACAGGAGCTTATCAGCAGAGAGCTACTAGAATCTAAGAAAAACTTTGCCTCCCTGTGGGCAGACAATGAGAGCATTTCTAGGCTCGCCTCCTGCATTTACTCTGAAGATGAGGCGATAGAGGCAGCTATAGTAGAAACCATCAGGAACGTGCCTTACTTTGCGTTAGCGTCGAAGTCTGATATCAATGAGGTAATTACCTCCGTGTACGAAGTAACTGACCCTGGAACCGTTACGAAGAAAGATATTAGAAGTTTCGTATCTAAAATCTTTGAGATGAAGAAGCCTGCGAAAGCTATAATGATTTCCGCTCTTAACGAAACTTACGGGGTAAACGTAAACAACCTTAAGTTTATCCCTTCTTTCTCAAACTTAGCGAAAACTCAGTCTGTAATGTTTGAAGCTCTCTCGCGCCTATCGGAAGATAGCAAGGTTCTTGGCGACTTCTTACACGAGTTCGGTGCCTTCATCAAAGGTAAAGGCGGAGTTGAAGTATTAGATATTAACGATTTCATCAACGAGTGCTTCGAGTCTGATGATGAAGATTCTAACTGGTTAACCGAAAGCGTTGATATGGAATATTTAGGCGACGTTGTTGCCGAAGAGTACGGCTTACTAGAAGCTAAAAAGGCTAAGCCTTCTGATGTTGGCGGCGGTCAATACCGAGGTGATGATGAGGACGAGATGGACGTTGACGACGAAGAAGAAGGTACTCCATCAAAAGACCACGGTAAAAAGGAGGACGACAAGAAAGAGAAGAAGGATAAGAAGGGTCTATCTAAAGAGCAAAGCGACGAGATGGATACCGACAAAGATGGGGATATTGATGAAAAAGACTTGAAAAACCTTCGTTCAAAGAAGAAGAAAGTAACCGAAGCAGTTGAAGCTCCTGAACAAGAAGCTCCTGAGACTGAAGAGGTTGAAGAAGAGGAAGCTCCTCCTGCTGAAGGTGCGCTTTCTGATGAAGAAATAAAAAGCTTAGTCTCCGACATGAAAGACTTAATGAAAGATTTAGATTTCGATAAGCTTGAAGGTGACGAGCAAGAAGATATGGACGTTTAATAATCAATAATGTATTTTTGGCGTAGCCAAGACATAATTGAAAAAGAATGTCTAGAACGCATAGTAAGAAGCTGGGTAACAAGATTATCCAGCTTTTGCGTATTTTGGAGGCTAATGGTCTTAGACTCTAGTATTGCATCAAGCTCAGATTTAAAAAATCTAAGTTGCTCTATGTCTTCGTCAGAGAGTTTGTTGGCAGCTTCAATCTTCTTCTCTTCGGTGGTAAAATAAATATCTTTCTTTGTCATAGTATTGTTACGGATAATCCTAAATTATTATAGGACTTAATTCTTAAATTAGCGTGTTTTTGTAGGTAAGGAACTTTATCTTTAAAATCATAGATAAAAACTTTATTCTTCGATTCATGCACACGTAGCGCACGTCCTAAAGCTTGTATGGTAGCAATCTCAGATTTTAACCCTCTAGCGTTTATTAAGTGGGTGAGTTCGGGTATATCTACCCCTGTCTGAAAAATAGTGGTGCCAATCATAACAGAGCTTTCCTCTTTTTTAAATTTTTCTAAAGTAGCTTCCCTGCACAAGAGAGAGTCTTTACCCTCTAGTTTATAAGAGTTGGGGATTAGCTCGTGCAGAATATCTGCGTGCTTAAGGTCTTTCACAAGCACAAGAGTCTTACTAGGCTTGGCTAATATTTTCTTGCACAAGTCCACAATAATACCGTTACGTTCTTCGTTTTCAGTAATGTATTTTGTGTACACCTCACGATAAGGAATTTCCGTGTCCTCTACGGTTCCCCTATCAGGGATATCAAATACGGTTATCTCGGGCTTGGTCAGGAAACCCTCATCAATAAGTTGGTTGATGTCGGTTTCTTCTACCACCTCCCCAAGGTAAGAGATTAGATTTAATTTGGCGTAATCCTCAGGAGGTACTGTGGCAGTAAACCCTATACGACAAGAAGCGTTCTTAAAGGACTTTAACACCTTTGTTGCCAGCTTTCCCTTTGAAAACTCATGAACCTCATCAAACATAATAAACTCTGAATCTTCTAAATGCGAGTCTAGAACCTTATGAATAGATTGTATAGTGCACAAAGTGATGGGCTTGATATCCACACCGTCTCCAAAAGCTACACCTACTTCTATCCCATGTTTTTCTAGAAATTTATAGGTTTGGTATAGTAGCTGCTTCTTCGTAAAGAACACCAACCCCTTTCTTTTTTTAAGGGCTTGGAGTAGAGATGCCATAATAATGGTCTTGCCTGACCCTGTAGGAGCTTTTATTAAACAGCTTCTTCTTTCCAAGGCTTCTTCGACCATACTAGTTTGGTATTCTCTCAAATCCAAGCTGTCTATGTACGAAGGAGAAAAGGGGAAAAGGTTCCTCTCATCCTTAATAACGTAAGGAAGTTCTCCGTACTCCAAATCTGCTATTATATGAGAAAGCAATCCTGAGCCGAATTTGCCTGTCTTGCCTGAGAAATACTTCTTTCCTCCATCCCATCCACGTCTTTTGTACGCTGAGCTGTACTGATAGCCTGGGAGCTTTTTTGTATACTTCTGTTCTAGAATCTGAAGGAGTTTTTTGCTCTTAGTTTTTAGCACCGAAGTGATGTTGCCAACTACTATTTCAATCATAGATTTATTTATTAAAGTATTTTTTTTATCATAAATTTGAAAAAATACCCTATAATGTAGATGGAAGGTAAATATTACTATGTCAGAAGAAAAAGGTATTGTAGACATGATGAGAGAGGATGGCTTACAAGCTATGCCTGTTACTCCTAAAGCTCCGGTAGAAAGACCTACGGACAATGATAAAATTAATGAAACTCTAAACGCTCTCTTGGAGAACGTAGTAGAGAAAAAATCATGGGTTTCAATCAAGTTGCCATCACTAGGAAAATGCTATAATGACTACAACAACGATAGCATAGAAATACGACCCTTTACGTTCGATGACGAAAGAAATCTTAGATTGGCTGCTCAAGAAGGAGCAGGTAACGAAGCAATTGTTTCTCTCCTAAACAACTGCATAAGAGGAATTCCGGTAGAGGCTCTAACCGTATTTGATAAAAATTATATTTTATTTAAGCTTAGAGAGCTTTCCTACGGAAGCACGTATCCAATTGTAGGCAAATGTGATACTTGCAAAACCAACAACACATTGAAACTGGAGTTATCGGCACTGCCGGTAACGTATTTCCAGGAGGATTACGAAGAGTATACGAAGGTTTTCCTGCCGGATTCTAAGAAGACAGCTATTATCAGGTTCCCTAGAGTTATAGACGAACCACACCTTAGCACTCCAGAACAGATAGTAGACAATATTAATCGTTTTGTCGTTTCTGTAGAGGGCGTGACAGATGAAGCTATCATCTTTGCGTTTATTAGAAAAACCACTGTAAAAGACGTTACAGTACTCAGGAAGAAAATATTTGATTTCTCACTAGGATTTGAAAATGAGATTATTTATCCTTGCGGAGGGTGTCAGCGGGAGAACAAAACAACCCTGACATTGAATGAACATTTTTTTTCAGTGAACTGAGTCAGAGATTAGCTGACGACTCGTTGGAACAAGAAGCGTATATACTTATAAGGCATTGCCGATTTTCGTTCAAGGACGTTCTCATGCTCACTAGAAAAGAGAGGGAAAGGTATATTTCCCTCAAACATGAAGAAAATGAGAGAGAAAGGGAACAAATTGAGAAGGCGAAGAATAAATAAAGTATAATGAAGCTAAACAATATAATAGTCGTCCCCCGTCATAATCGCCCAACGGTCCAGTCAAAGACTGATTTGGAGCTAAACTTCTACAATAACGGAAGTTACACGGACCCTTACGCGATTTCAGCGGTATACGTATTTAAAGACACCAACGCGTCTAGCGCAGAATTAGGGTATACTACCAATGGTATCCCAGAACCTCTATTAGATTTAGATACTAGTTCTTCCAGATACGGGCTCCCTAAGTACGATATTGTAGAAGACGCCGTCATGACCTTCCATAATATTGACTGGCACAGAGGACAAAGGGACACCACAGCTTCAGACTTTAGTGCGGGAAACTTTACGGGCGGCGTTTCGGGTGCTAGCGGAATTTACAGAACAGGTGTAGGTCAGTTTGCTTGCGTTCTAGTTCCTGATGCGAGCGGCATTCAGCCAGAAACTTCTGCTGTAAGAAGTAACGAGGCTAGCGCGGCGGGTCAGTACTTTGATTTGTGGGTAGTTAAGAACACAGAGACTGGCGCTTGGACCACGTACAGCAACAAGTTCAGACTAAAGAATGATGTCTGGGTTACTACCACAGAACCCCTGACCTTAACGACCAACACTCGACTTAAACAAAAATACATCGAGTTTGGCTCAACAGTTGATTTAACGTTAGAGACTTCATTTACGTCAGAGAATAGAAACATTCCGGTAGAAGTTCGGGACAGCTTCAGGGAATCAATCATTCAAAACGCTGCGATTAGGATAACTAAACTAAACGAAGAGGTTGGTTTTACAGGGCAGTACGAGGTTTCGGGGTATGCCGATACTTCAGGTTTAGTGAGAATCACTTCGGACGATACTGTAATATTTAATTTCGATACTAACGTATTGACCACTCTCGCGGCAAATGACGGTTTTGGTACTCCAAGAGGTGTATACCAAATCCAAGCTAAATACGACGTACTAAACGAACGGATATACAGTAAGAAGTTTAAGGTAATAGTGAGGTAGCAAAGTACTCAAAATCCATCCTCGCGACATTAAGGTTTAATATATCAAATAAGAGCTTTGGGTCCTTCTTTTTTGCGTGAAGCTCATTCCAATCCTTGAACCCAGTAGGAGGAGTGGTTTGATATAGTTGCGATATATTTTTACGCAAACACACTTGCCTAGCGTTCTTCAAACCTATCGCCCCCGCCTCGTCATTATCATACGAGAAAATAAGTTTTTTCCCTTTCAACATATCCAATTGGGCGTAGGAAATATGACAGCCTTGAGTTGAGGTAGCATTTATACCGTTAAGCTGCAAGGTAAGAGCATCTACAGGACCTTCAGTAATAACTACGTAATCTTTGCTACGGTCGAACGGATACAAAATCTCTGAGGACTTTACCCCGTGCTCGGCTTTGGTAGGATTTATGTATTTTAATTTGTTGCGCGTGAGGGTACGAGCCTGGAAGTAATAAGGAACACCGTTCTTCATATAAGGAATGATGATGCGGTTGCAGTACTTACCTTCAAAGGCATAGTAGAAGGTACCTTTCTCCAGCCCTCTATCGATTATGAACTTAGCTGCCAGTCTTTCGTACAGAACATCTGACCAGTAAAACTTAGCGACATCTATTTTTTTAAAGTTTTTAAATTCCTCAGCAACGCTATTTGTAGAGAGCTGCTTCGCTTCCACGGGAGGCGGGGAGAATATTAGTTCTGCAGCATTGTTAAGTAATTTTTTGTTTATTTTTCTTACGGCTTCGGAGTAAGAAATCCCTTCCAACAAAGAAATCAGGTGATAAAAGTTGCCAGACTCGTGAGCCTTGAAATCCTGCCATAGTCCAGTCTCCATGTTAATGGACATATGGAACTTCTGGTCATCGTAGAATATGGAATTAACGAGAAACTCCGAGTTTCTTTCTCGAAACTCTTCGAACTTTTCTCGTAAATACTCTTTAATAAGATTAGCAGGTATCGTAATGTTCATAAACACAGTATCTCCCAGTAAGATTAAAGTATATGATGAGTGTAAACTGAAGTACAAACTCAGATATATTGACAGAGTTCCCGATAAATACAACGAGAACAGCTCAAAGGATGCAATGCACTTTGGTTCTTATATTCACAAGATATTTGAACTAGGTGTAGAAGCCAAGAGCGAAGAGGAGCTGTGGGAGATTGCTCGACAAGAACGTGACAAGTACGAGTTTGGACCCGAAAAAGAGAAGCTAACTGAGAAGTGCATAAAAAACTTCTTTAAATTTAACTCCAAGCTGGGAGAAACCGTTAGTACAGAGCTAGTGTTTCGTGAGCAGATTACGGATGATTTTACAATCAACGGTATTATTGACCGCGTAATCAAGGGAAGCACGGGTAAGTATCTTGTGATTGACTATAAGACAAGCAAGAGAGCTTCTACGCAAAGGGATTTATTTAGAGACCCTCAAATGTTGATGTATGCTGCTGCAATAAACAAAAAGTATAACGTACCTATTGGCGACATTACAGTAGCTCACTACTACCCTCACCTGGATAAACTAGTCTCAATCAAGTACCCACCAACTCAGGTAAATGCATATGTTAAGGGGGAGCTAAAAACGAAGGTCTGGGAAATAAGAAAAAGAAAAAGAACTGATTTTCCCCCTGTTACAAATAGGTTCTGTGACTGGTGTGGATATAAAGATATCTGCCCTGCATTCAATTCTAGCCCTGGCGTATTAGCAGGAGCAATTCAAGAAGCACAAGAGTCTAGAAAGAAGGATTAACGCTCTTTGGACTTTCTGTATTCTTTTCTAATTAAAAAGAACTTATCGTCGTCAAATATAACTGGATAATATAAGCTTATATCTATTTCTTTAAAGAAATCAAAAACAACGTCTGGATTATATTTATGCTTTTTGGTGTATAGGGTATACAGCGTAGACTTCTTTAGTGGTTTCTGCGTGTCTAGAGCTTTCAGAACCCTTTCTTGGAATAGACTAATAAAATTAGCACTATATTTGTGCCTCCACTTTTCTTTGAACCTTAAGGATAAACAGTGGTTTATTTGGTCCATAAACTCCATCATTTGTATGTCGTATTCCAAAACTAGTATATTATATAAATATATAATAGAGGGAATTCTTAAAAATGGCAAAGAAAAATACTCCAAAAAAACTAGACCTATACAACGCTACACCTGAGTTTCAAAACTTTGTAGCCACCAGAAGAGCGTTACCGCTAATTGGATTAGGTAGAGTAGAGAATTCTTGCATCTATTATTTTGAGTATAACGGTCCAAACTCTAGAGAAGACACAGC